ATCATCATCGGCCCGTTTTTTTTCGGTTTGCTGGTCTGAACGCCAGACGTTTTCTGAAGTTGTGCAAAAAGATACTCAACCTGATTCGTATGTACATCAGCTCTAATTTCCAATCGGTTTCTTGCTTAATCATGTGTATGTGTATTTTAATTAGTAAAATAGTGTTTAACCTATTGTTGTACAAATATAGTGAAAATAAAAAAGGGGAATAAGAACTTAATCCTATTCCCCTCTTCGTTAACCAATAAACACCACGAACTAATTGTATTGTAAATGTTTCTCTAAGAAGATAATCTCGCTGTCATCGAACTCGTTCCAGTCCGACACATCGTCATCATCTGCATCCATGTTGTCCGTGTAAGATGCGTTCTGAATTGTCAGGCTCTCCTCATCCATATTGGCATACCCCTGAAGGTACACCTTAATCTCTTTCTTTCCGCAGTCCACAACATGAACTGAATCGAATGCTAGTAATCTTCCTGACGGGTACACGTCTAGTTGTACTTGGTCTGCTATGTCCTTGATAAAGTATTTCATTTGTTGCCCTCCATTTCGTTTATTTCGTTTGTTAATTTAATGAGTAACTGCTTTCTCTTCTCGATAGCTTCCTCCTTGATTCGAACCATGTCATCCAAATAGGTTACGAACCAATCAACGAGAGACTCTTCTACTTCGGTAATAAGGTTATCCAGAACCTCTTCGATATTTGTAGCGTATTGGAAATCCAAGGTAACCCCTTGGTAATTTGAGAACCTAACCTTGAACTCATAGTAACCTGACTTAAAGTAAACCGTGGTGAACTCATTCTCCTTATCGGCATTCATTTGGTGTATTCTCACATTAGCTGTATGCTGTACCATTTCTCCAACAAGGTTATAACCCATGTGTGCGTCCGCAACATTACGTGCAATGACAATTAGCTTTTCAATTTGTGTTTTCATATGTGTGTATTAATTAAATAAGTTTTTAATAGATGAAGCAAGGGGTATGCTCATGAGCAAGCCGATGCCGATTAATGTTATAGTCATTGATTCCAAGGCGATACCCGTGTACAAGATAATGATCAGGATAGCCGCGATTCCATATGCCACTCTCTCGTTATTCATTTGCACCTCCAGTCAAGAACTCAATCTTGTTATTCTCTGCAAGGAATTTCTTCCCCTCAGTAGTTGTTACTGAATGTAAATACATTTCAGGGTTTGAACGAGTCCCTACATTCTCGCTTAAGTAGTCTGCAATTTCGTGAACTACTCCGTTAATTTTAGCTTTCATCATGGCATTATGTTTTTAAATTGTTCTTGTTGTTTTTTCCATTGTTCGTACTCAGCAATGGCATGAGAGAAAGATAATAGTACAAGATTTGCTCTCTTGTACTCTCTCTTCCTATTTTGGTGAACCTCTAGCGTATATGTCTCACCCGTCTTATTGAAGAAGAATGTCGTCTCGTTCATACAAGTACGTTTGTTAGTTCTAGTTGCACTCGATAGTCATGGCCTATTCCTCCTGCCTCGTATGTAACAAGGTTGTTTTGATACGTCACCTCTACCTCGTATTCTAACTCGTCTGTCATTTCGAAGAAGCGAGAGAGAGCCTTGTTCCGTGTGTAGAAGATAATGTCTTGACTTCCCCCGATATGTTCTTGCATCGGGCGTTTCTTAATTGTTATTTCGTGTGTGTTCATGTTGTTTATTTTTTATAGGTTAATTTCAATTAGTGTTCCGTCCAGCTGTTCCTCGTAGTAGTAGTCGCTGTCTTCAATATTCCACTCCGTGTAGTAATACTCTTCAAGTTGGTAAGCCTCGGCAAGAATGAAGTCATCAGATAACTCCTTGTTCCCGTCTACGTTCTGCTCTCTCAGGTACTTAATCAGGTCGGTCTCGCTCTCGAAGTAAGCCTCCCCGTCTTGTACGCAGAAGCCCTCATTCATTCCTTTGCCAGTAGCTGTGTCAACTCTTGCCCATTTCCTCGGTAATTGCTTACCCTCTATGGCATAGAACACGAGTCCCGTAGTGTCCCATAGTTCGTCTTCCAAGTGAATCAGAGACTCGCTCTCGTCCTCGTATACCTTGTACACCTCTTTACCTGATTCAATTAGCTTAATTGCTTTCTCTTTGCTTACAACTTCCCATGTGAAGCCGTCCTTTGTTGTGTATTCCATATGTTTTTATTTATTAGTTATTAAGTTTCTCAATTGTTAGTACGTCCATCATCTTTCGATACATCAGTTTCGTGTAGTTCATAACGTGAACCTCGTTGTTGAAGGTCACCTCGCTCACTACCACTCTACCGTATACCTGAACTCGTAGTTCTACCTTAGCTCTACAGGGGAAGGTTATTACCCCCTTGAGCATTGGCAGTTTCATGTTGTGGTAGCTCGGCTTCATAGGTTTCTTAATTTATCAACTAAGGCTTTGTCACTTGTCCACCAACCGCCTATTTGTTGGTAGCGTTTATCAACGTAGGAGGGGGATTTAGTGAATCGGAATCCCAAGAAATGCCAAGCCCGTCTTCCATCTGAAAAAGGAATGAGGCATTGAAACCACTTGTCAGTGAATCCCTCCTTGTGTCCCATAAACCCCCAAAAGGTGTACTCGTTGAATCCGATGTGGGAATCATCTTCCCACGTCTTTACTCTTGAAATTGTCATCTGCTTCATAGCGTTTGTTTTTTATGGTTTAAGAAATTTACTATGCATTCGTACTCAGGTAGCTTCCCGTCATTGAAATGAGACATCTCGTACTCTCCGTGAAGGTCTACTAAGTGGTCGAACATCAAGTCGTATTCCGACTCCTCACCTATTATCGCATCGTATAGCTTGGTGAATAAATAGAAATGATAATCTTTCATGGCCTTGGTTATTTAATGTCGATTGAATTAAGTACGTTCTTGAAGCCCTTATACACAGCCTGTGTGTAAGCCTTGCTCTCGTGGTCTAGCACGCTAGCCATCATCAGGCTAGTCATCGAGGCGTAGCGGAATGCGATTTCCTCATAAATCACATTGAAGGTCTCTCCCTTCAACATGGCCTCCTTCATTTCCTCCATCGATGATACCTTGGGGTTACTGAATGAACCCTCTCGATTTGCTCTCATGTGAGCATTGGCAATCTGCTTCTGTAGTTTAGTAATACGTTCCATGTGTTATTAATTATTTGGTTAAGACACAAGACCGAAGTCCTGTGTTTCGGGTATTGAACCCTCGTCAGTTAACCTTAGAACTCTATGAAGTAATCAGAGTCGAAGGTGTATTGTTCCCCTTTGAAGTCAGGGTTATACACTAGCGTTCCCTCTTCGTTGAACTTCATTCCTATGCACTCCTGAGTAAACTTCATGCACATCATGGTGGTAAGTACTCTTGCACTTTCCTCGTCCATTTGGGTTATAATCTTAGCTACCAAGGTCGGTTCAGGTCTACCTTCGTACACTCCCATGTGTTCACGGGTAGCGACTATTTCTCCCTCGAATGCGGCAACCAAGGCCTCAGTAATCTTCTCGAAGGTGTACGGGTTATTGTTCAACCCAATGTTCAATTGAAATACGTTCATGTTTTCCATGTGTTTATTGATTAGATTTTAGTTAAAAATAAATTAGCTGTTAATGATAAGGTGAATAGTGTAATGAATACCCCTCCGAAGAAGGTCATGCTCAAAGCCACTAGGGTAAGCCCTCCTCCAATACCTATTAGAGACAGAGCGTTAATTGTTTTTTCGTTTGTGTTCATAAGATAAAAATATTTATTAGTTAATACACGGGCGAACCCGTGTTTCGTCTCTCTAAGACTCATCAGTTAACCTTTACCTCCCAACCGAAGTTCCTGTACTTATTCACCCAAAGGTGTAACTCGTTAATGGGAATGAACTCGTTTGTCGGAGACATATCTCCCATAGCTTTTTTCCAAAAGATATCCTGTCCCTTGTACACCCCGTAGGTGAAGACCATAACATCTTGTGGCTCTTGGTACACCTCGTCCATGTAGTCCTTAAGGGTTTCAAACATTCTTACTGCTGTCTCTTCATCAGAGGTGTAATAGTTGATGAAGTTCTCAATTGCGTCATGCATTTCATTTTTGCTCATGGCATTAATTATTAATTGGTTTATACGGGGCGAACCCCGTTTCGAGTACTCAACTCTCATCAGTAAACCTCGTAAGTAAATTCAGGATAGTGCTTGTCTAAGTATTCATTCAGTCTATCGTGTGACCTGAATCTTTTCACCGACACCTTGTCCGACCACTCGTTAGCATAGGTGTATTCCTTTACGATGGCAATGTAATTTCCTTTGAATACTTTGTCCTCATCAGCTAATAGTAAGAAATTGTTCGTTAGTACATTTTCTCTCAAGATAAATTGTTGCATGATATTATGTGTTTATTGGTTAGCGAAACGTGGGGACTCGAACCCCTAGATACCTCTCACGAGATACCTCTCCTAGCGTTTCAGATTATTTCCGATATTTCAAAGAACTACAGGCTTTATACACTTTCCCGTTATGTGTCCCAATCTCTCTAAGATACCACCCTTACTCAGTTAGGCTCTTAGCTATAGTGTAGGTGATTGGTTAACTCTACCTTGACGTGTTTTCTCGGATGCGTCTTTTCCCCGTGACACTAGGCACACTTGCTGTATTACTTACTAGCTTTTCTCTCCGCACTTAGTTCTGATATCGCATCAGTACATGTGGGGAATACTTCGAGTGTGTGACTCCTAAATGTTATTTCAATTTGTCAGTATCTATTCCGTTGAATGATGGAGCAAACCTACAACCGTTCTAAATGTCATTCCAAATAATTTTACAAATATTTTTAAAATATGCTCTGTAACCCGCATTTTATGCACCCACTTTTTTCATTTTCGCTCTACAGCCCAATAGATTCAATACCTCATTTTAAGAAAATCAATGAATACAAGGGATGCAGAAGCAGTAAAGAAACATATAAAAAGGCAAAAAATACGCATGAAAAGAGAAACGTAGCAATGACAAGGGTTACAAGAAACACATGATTAAAAAATGTAGTATTGGCGCATGGTTCAGAAGCTCATGAAATTGGGTGTGAAATGTTTTTATTGTGCCTGATTTTAGAAAAAGCTTCACCAGGTGAGCGTGTTTTTTTTCAGGTCGGGTTATTTCATGTGGCAAAATAGTATTTGAATTGTGCCGATAATGATACACGAAACGTGTTCGGTTTTGGGGTTGAATTTGGGGTTTATTTCGGGCAATGTTTCAGGGGTTATTTTATGCCGAGGTTGAATGTTAATTCATGGCATGAGTGAGACGTTGTGTTATGGCTTTCATTTAGGGGTTATAAAGAGAGGTTCATGCATGGGGTTATATGTGAGTATGCGAGAGGTGAATACATTACGTTTACGGGCTTGTATCGAGGTCGTGCTTTGCCGAGGAGTGAGCTTCGGGATCCCACTATTGACGCGGTGTGTAGCGATTCATGGTGCCGAGAGAATGTGGCTTGGCTATGACGTTTCCTAGTGTTGACGCGGCTTACAGAAGGTTTGGGCGTTTGCTTTTGGGGTGTCTTGGCCATGGTTGGGGGTGGGTTCGTAAACACGCGATTCCTGTGGGCGAGGGGGGTGGCCTAGCATGGGGGAAACCTCCTTCCTTAAACAGCTTGCATATCCCCCCTTTTGAATCTGGTTATCCCCTGATTCCCTTTTTGTGGTTATGTAAAGATACGAAATATAATGTAAAGATTATAATAATATGGGCCAAAATGCGGTTTGTCCATCGGTGAGTATCCTGATTCTATTGGGTTTGTAATTTTTGGAATGGGGGGGGTGGTGTCGTAAAATGCGTTTCTTGCATAATGCTGATCCTGTTTTGGGGACCAGGGTAAAAAAAAATTTTTGGCGGTAAAAAATGAGAGGGCATAAAAAAACCCTATCTCTAGGGTTATTTATTTTTTCTGCTTTGTTTGACTCTCTGCTTGTCCGCTTTGAATTGTTCGGATTGGGTGTATAGCTTACCAGCCTTTTTATCCTTTCGGTATGCCTCGTTAGCATCCTTTTTATCTTGTCCTTCCTTCCACTTCTTTCCGTATGCGAACTTTTCTGCTCTCTTGGCTGACTTGAATCCGACTACTTCTCCTCTCTTCTTTGCTTCGTAGTACGCTTCGTTGCCCTTACCTCTTAGGTCTGTCCAAGTCTCTCCTTTGTTATTCGGAAATACTTGAGGGTTAACCTCGTATGGTCTTCTCTTATTTCCCGACTCCCCTGATTCCAATAAATGGGTTGATGGAGATCCGTCAGGATTTTTTAGAGGAGTAACTCCTTTTCTCATGTCTCGGAGTGCCTTAACCTTGCGAGAGACGATGAGTCCATCCTTGGTGCGAGGTTTCTTTGGGCTTGGGTTGAAGTAGTCTTTTGCTTTCATGTTGTAAAATTACAAAAAAAGCCTCTTGCGAGGCTCTCTTGTGTAGGATATTTATCTTCCAGTATATTTTTTTGGTTTTTGTCTTTTAACTGTTGTCTTTGTTAAAGTACTAGCAATTTTTTTTGATCCGTAATTACCAGCTGCGTAACCACCATCTGCTACCTTCTTGGTTTTTAGCTTTTCTTTAAAATCTTTTTGTGTAAGTTTTCTTGGAGCTGTTTTTTCAACTCGAACATCACGAGTTGTAGTAGGCTTATTTTTGCCATCAAACTTCATTGTGGCATCGCTTGTTGTTTTTATTTTCGCTCTAGCAATACCACCTCTTTTTGTTTGAACAGTTTTAGTTTGTATTTCTGCACCTCTTCCGTCTGGGTATGCGTTTTCCTCTCTTCTAGTAGTTTTAGTTACTGTTCTACCCAACAGGTTTTTACGAATTTTGTCCATGACTTTTTAGTTTTTATTATTAATAATACACAAATATACAAAGCTTGGTTTATTCGGCAAAAAAAAATCAGTTGGTTACATCTACTAACCATCTTGCTGGAGTCGACCTGATGGTCCTTTTGGGTGTAGGTGAATCTTGTGTATCTCTGTGGAGGTGTGGGTTACAGGCGTTCTTGAGTCAAGTTTATTGCGCTAAAAACTTCTTGACATTTTTCTTGACATTACGAATAATAAGTTGCATCTTTATAAAAAAAAAGGATATGACAAAAGAAAAGTTAGAAGAGCTGATAGCATCAGGCGCAACAAGAAAATGTAATAAGTGTAACGAAGTGTTACCAGTTACTGAATTTCACATACATAAAGATGTGAAAAATAACAAGCAGTATAGATTTAATTCTCCCTGTAAGTTTTGTGCTAACATTACCAGAAACATAGATTACCATAAAGCATATCAAAGGAAGTTAAAATACAATTTAACTACTGAGGAGTATGATGCTAAATTACATTCTCAAAACTATTCTTGTGCTATATGTAATATACATAGAGATGATTATTCTAAAGACTTTGCAGTAGATCATTGTCATCAAACAGGAAAGGTCAGAGCGTTATTGTGCAACAACTGTAATTGTGGATTAGGTTTCTTTAAAGATAACCCAAGAATTATAAAGAAAGCTATTGCCTATTTAGATAAACATAAGTAGTGCAGGAAACTTGACATGAGATTTATGGAAAAATTCATGCAGTAATTCGGGCATTTTCCGAGTTAGTGTAGATTATTTTCCACTAAAGGGCTGATTCTGGGGATTATTTTCCACAATCAAACATTTGCCAGTAGATGTTGTCTACTGTCTATTGTTGGCTGTCCGCTTATATCGGACAGGTGTTATAAATAACATCTAGCTCATAAGGTCCCATTAGGAGGATAAGACGAGGCGGCTATGCTTCTTATAAGGGAGAGGTTTACCATTTCACCAAAACCACATTATAGGACTATTTTAATATGTAAAAAGGCTCTATGGAAAGAAAATGACTACTAAACCATACTTTTGTGTGGGATAGCAGTCATAAAACCCTCCATCGGTTATATAAGAAATTGAAACACGGACATAGGCGTGTTTTTTTTCTCGTAACATTTTTACCTATGTTTTTGTTACGAGTTCCCCTTGACGATCTCCTTGAGTTGGGAGAGGATGTCTGTTTGAGCCTGTCCCCAGAACATATCACATGTTCCGTCTGCCTTGATTGGCGGCTCCGTAAAATAGGATTGGGCGTACTCGTTAGCCGGTGCTGTAAAACGGTAGCACTTTTCTTTATGGGGACAGATTGTCCCTGGGGGGTTGCACTTGGATATATCACTCATCTTGACCTCCAAATTTTTGATTGTAATACTTCTTTGAACTTTCAATTAACGATTCATACGTCGTTCCCGTTTTTGCGTTAACACATTGGCCGTCAAAATGGGTTTTTTCAATTTCGGCTTTATGCATTGCTTTGGCTTGAACAAAATCACCTTCCGTTAAATTGACGTTGTGTTTATAGCGATATTCCAAAAAATCTAATGCTGACATTTTACTCATTTGACCTCCGTAAGTTTCGTTGTAGTACTTCTTAAAAGCATCTTCAGATTCTGAATTGTCTAAGCCTTTCATTTTTTCAATAGCGTACTTAAGTGCGTTTACCCAAGTAAGTGCGTGTTGATACTCTTGACCTTTACTGTTATCCGAAGATTCAACTTCCACTTCTTTACTCTTGTAATAATCTTCAATAGACTCATACTTAAAATAAACACCATCGTGTTTAACAGCACATATCTGTGCCTCTTTAAATATCTCAGCCTCTTGCTCCTTCTCCATTTTTTGTGCTTCATAAAACAAGTTATGATGCAGAATGAGAAAGTCAACGTTAGTGATTTCACCGTTGTTCTTTTTTACAATTAATTCATGTGAGGCATTTGCATACCATTCAACCGCAGTTTGTTTACTCATTGTTACCTCCATAAGTATCGTTATAATATTTATCTGCTTTTTCTTTTGACCATCCAAAATCCATTACAACTTTCATAATTTCCTCCTTGTGCATTTGTTTGGCTTGGTTAAGTAAATTATTATAAGCTATAACATATTCATCTTGTGATATTTGTTGTGTTTCACGCTGAACTATGTTATTAAAATTTTGTTCAATGTACCATTCAACCGCAGTTTGTTTTTTCATAATCATTTAGTTTTATCAAGTTCTTCTAATAGATTTTCAGCCATTTTAACCGCGCTTACTGCAAACGATTGACCTATCCAAGCGTCAATATTTGAGCAAATACCTTGCAATGCCATAGCGGCAAAGTATTCGCGTTTAGTTAGACCTTCCGCAAGGCTTGTTAAACCTTCAAATCCGAATGCGCATTTTTCTCCGTTTTCCATAGTTATTTAGTTTTAAATTGTTCTCTTTGCCATTCAGCACCTCTTCTAGCACCGTCTTCCCATATCTCTTGGGTTCTACCTTCATCGTAGCCTTCTCTTTCTAAAAATTCTTGAAATGTTTCTTGAGTTGTTGATTCAACTGGTACTTCAAAGACTTCTACTCCGTCATGGTCTGATTCATCCCATAGCATTGAGTCATCACAGTTCAGAATGTCGACAATGTACTTTGCTTCTTGCTCTGTTGTTTCTTTGGTGTTGTAGATGAACACCGTTCTTTTTGTTTTCATAAATTATTTTTTTATTTAGTTATTATGTGTTTTGCAAATATATTAACATTTTTGGAATTATTGCAATACGCCTTTGTGCGTATTAATCTGCCCATATCCAGAAACCGATCATTCTATTGTCAGATTACTGTCCTGTAGTTCCTGGCGGATGTACTCTCTTATCCTGTAGCATACGTCCATTTCTTCTGGAGTGGCTTCTCCTGATCCTTCTATGGCGGCTCCGTATTTATGCACGCTGCGAAGCTTCTGGTCGAGTTCCCAGAGGAGCATTTTATACTTAATCCCATCGAGAGCAGTACGCAGTTCATCCGCCTCTTCTACCCGGTCAAATTCTATTGTCACCTTGCTCATAGCTTGTAGTTTTTATAACATAATGAAGGTAGTGAGGAATATGTTGGTGAGGGCGATCATTATAAGTTACCCAAAAACCGATTATCTCAATATCTTTTTCATTACATGACTTTATAAATTGTTCATGCTCTGCCATTTCTTGAGTTCCTGTGTGGAACTTAATATGCTCAATTTTTGTTTCCTTCATAGCTTTTCTATTTCTGTTTTTACTTGTTCCCAAAATCTAAATTCAGAATCCATGTTTTGAAGTTGAAATGAGTCGCCTCTACCATAATCGGTAAGTGCATCTTCTATTTCAGCTACTGCTATCAAGGCACAATGCTTTGCATCGTCTTTTGCCTCCTCGTCATAAAGCAGTCCTGCTCGTAGATAGATCCAATACTTGTCGACTAGTTCCTTAGCCTTTAATTTAGGTGTCATGATTACTCAAATGTATTCGTGTAGTATTCCTCAAATTGCTTCTCGAAGATTTCTCTCAGGCGAGGGGCTTTGGTCACATGAGCAAGATACAAATCTTTCATCTCCTGCTTATGCATCTCTCTAACCTCCTTGAGTGCCGCATTCCACTCCCATTTATCTTTTGGAGTGTCCCATAGTTTTTCGAAGAGGACATCTACCGAGGTTTGCTTCTTGTTACTCAAGATTACCTCCTAAACCCACTCCAAAAACAAATAAGGAAACCGTTATAAATAGAGAGATAAACCACCATTTGGTGGGTGCAAATCCTGCTTCTACTTCTATCAGCCCAAACAGCCAAGATTTTTTGTCATGCCACACCTCTTTGAAAGAGGCGCAAGTAATTACACACATGATGATAAGTGCTATTAAATTGATGATTTTTAAAGTATCTATGTTACTCATTGCTGTTTATTTTAATTGTCCCTAAAGTTCCACTTGCCAAGGCAGGAGAGGAATAGACATTATCCCAGTCATTGTCTTTTGCAAGTTGATGCCAGATGGTTCTATAGATCTGATAGGTATTCCCGATAAACTCGGTGCTATTGTACCCATAGCTTTGATTGTCTGCAAATTGAGGGATTAAGATTTGTTTAGCTTTTCTTAAATGCTCCTCAGCATCATCTCGTCTTTGAATTTGATCAGTAAACGGAAACCCTTTTACCATTGCTTCAATAGTGTTTTGTAATTCCCATTGACCAGAAGCGAAGCGAGAAACATCTTCAAGGCATTGAGCGACTAATCTCATTTGCTCCTCTGATAATTCAATCGTGTATCTCTTACTCATTGTATTTATTTTTAAAATTTACACCCGAAGGTGGAGGGAGAGAACCCCTCTGTGTTGGTAGCCTAAACGTGCAGAGCTACTGCTATTAGTTCCTTTCTCAAGGGACAACACATTTTGCCTTTTTAAACGACATCGAGAAGGCTAACTCTATCTCCTATACGATGAGAACAGTTACTTGAGCTTGTGTCAGAGGCTTACTGTGTTTTACGATCCCCTCGCGAGCAGGGCTGTTTATTTTTCTTTCTTATTCATTTGAGAGAGTACCCACGTCAAGACCTCTAACTTTAACTCATCGGAGAGATCCTCACTAAAGGTCTTTCGGAGCATACGCTCATACACCAGCTGCTTCACTATCTTCATCTGTATCTTTTTCTTCTAATGAGGCACGGAATAATCTTGCGTAGTTTTGAAACTCAGGATCGTTTCTCATTTCTGTGAGAGGTTCAAGTGAGATACCTTCAAATCCAGCGATTAACTTTACTGCGGATCCTACGATCTCTTCATTGCTTGCATCCATGTTGAGAGCTAAAAGCTCCATTAGCAATTTTTCAAATGCTTCAGCAAAGGCTTCTACTCCACTGCTTGTTAAATTTAATTGACTCATTTTGTATTGTTTTCACAAATGTACGAATAACGGAAAACAATATGCAAATTAAGTTATTAACAATTTTAAATATTATTAGGAAGTTTGTATTCCTCTCCAGAGTTGAGACTCGACTTATAATCCTTGATTATGTCGCATAGGAGTGGCTTTTTGCCGATCTGAGAGCAGCCCAATTGATGAGCGTTATAGTACCCACATTCAGGGCATTTACTTTTTTGCTTTTTCATAGATGCAAGGTACTATTTTTTTCAATATCTTTGTTTGTATAAATAAAAAATAAATGGATAAGCCACGTAAAAATAAAGAGAGTGTAAAGAATCCACTCAGCTATAATAAGAAGACTGGAGTTCTTACAAAAGGTAAGACTACTTTAAATACAGATACTGGAGAGCAGGTAAAGAAAAACTTATCTATTGCCATGCCTGGTAAGAAGGGTAATGGTAAGAATCGTTTCTACAGTATGAAGGAAGTTAGCTCACTTGCTGGAGGAGAGAAGAAGGTTCTCAAGTCTAGAGAGGTTAAGGTAGATAATAAGGGTAATAAAGTTAAGACTAAGGTTGATGGAAATGTTACCATGACCAAGACTAAGAAGGCCGGAGGAAACTCTCGTATTTCTATTACCGATTCTAATACAGGTAGAAAGTACTCCGCTAAGAATGTAATAGCAGCTAATAAGAAAGTTAATAAATTAAAGAGATCATAAGATATGGCAAAGGTTCAAACAACTTCTAACTTTAAGAAGAAGCCTAAGGTGAAAAGACCAGGAGTAATTGCAAAGACAAAGTGTTCTTGCTCAAAGAACTCTAAAAACTATGTTAAACCTTACAGGTCGCAAGGTAAACCTTAGTAAGTTTTTTTGTAATTTTATTTTTTAGTTGTATATTGCAGGTATAACAAATTACTATGCTTATATACTTATCAACTAACAAAATCAACGGTAAAAAATATGTTGGTTACACTACTCTTACTTTAGAGAAAAGGATTAGAACGCATGTTTACAAATCTCATTCTAAGTCTCAATATTTTTATCTTTTTAAAAACGCTTTGCGTAAATACGGACCTGAATCTTTTTCTTGGGAAATTCTTGAATATTGCAATTCTATTGAAGAGTGTTTTGAAAAAGAAAAGTATTACATTAAGACGCTAAACACGATTTCACCAAATGGTTACAATTTAACTGAGGGAGGTAATGGAGGTGTTCAGTCTAATGAAGTAAAAGAAAAGATATCTAACTCTTTAAAAGAGTATTATAAAAAAAATGGACATCATTGTTTTGCAAACCTTACAAAAGAAGATAGAAAGGCTCGGGCTAAAAAAGCTTGGGATACTAAAAATAAAAATGGATACAAGGCAATAAAAGGCTATAAAATGTCTTCAGATAGTCGGAACAAAATGTCTGAGTCAAAAAATAAAAAAAATGCATTAAGTTGGTTTAATGTTAATACAGAAGAAAAACAGTATTTATCTTGTACTGAAATGGCTAAACACACTGGTTTAACAGCTTCAACTTTTCATCACATAAAAAAGGGAAGATCCTCATGTACTAAATCAGGATGGAAATTGGATTGTTAACACAAAAAACAATATATTTGTTTAATATTCTTAATTAAGAAATAGTATGAAAAAACAAATGCTTAAGAGAAAAGATGGCAGCGTGTCTCCAAGAGGACTTTGGGATAATATAAGAGCCAATAAAGGATCTGGTAAGAAACCTACTGCCGCTATGTTAAAGCAGGAGAAGGCTATAAAATCCAAGGTTAAAAAAAAATAAATAAAAAATAAATAAGAAATAAAATGGCTAAAACACCAGCTTGGACTCGTAAGGAGGGGAAGGATCCGAAAGGCGGCCTCAATGCAAAAGGAGTTGCTTCTTATAGAAAGGCTAATCCAGGATCGAAGTTGCAAACTGCTGTAACCAAGAAACCTTCTGAAATAAAGAAGGGAAGTAAGGATGATAAGAGACGCAAATCCTTTTGTGCAAGAATGTCTGGTATGCCAGGTCCGATGAAGGATGAAAAGGGTAAGCCGACAAGAAAGGCATTATCTCTAAAAAAATGGAATTGCTCTTAAAAAAAATAGTATATTTGCTTAAATATTTTATACCATGAACGCATTCGACTTAAATAAAAAGGAATATATCCGAGTTAATAACAACAGTGAAGGAGATTTGACTCAGTTTAAAAAAGTTAATTTTTTGACTTCTTTTGTCATTACAGCTGATGTAGCTAAATTTTTACCTACGGTTTATGATTCATCTACAATTAATGGTTCAAATGATAATTTAATTACTAACGCATCTCAGTACTGTTCTGAAATATACAATGATGGAAATGGTTACGCCTGCTACATTGCGGAAATGGGTGTTTTGAATAGCACTACAAATGTTAACATTCCATACGCAAAGGTGAATGTATACGCTATGGATGGACGTGATCTTTAATTAAATTAATATGGCAACAATGTATACCACCGCAAAGGTTAACCCTCTAACAGGGATGACCACTGACAATAATCCTAAAAAGGAGGCTCGTCAAGAAAAAAGACAGATGAGAAGAGATGAGAGAGCTTTAAACAAAAGTCTTAATGAGGGAATTAAAAAGCAGGGTAAAGGTTTAAAGCAATACTACAAAGGCATCCCTGTTGAAGAGACTGCAAATACTCCAAAAACAAAAGATTGGAGAGACAAGGCTAAGGCAGATAAGGGTGGGAAAAAAGGATTGGTTGTAAAAGGTGGTAAAGGCGGACGAGTAAATTACAAAAAAATGGACGAGTCTTGTAAGAAGCCTAAATAGAGTCTCTGCTCATAAAGATAGACTTTATTGACTCGTAAGATAATTTGAATAGGCGTGGGTTTCCCATGCCTATTTCTATTACAGCATATTCTGGAACCAACTCGTCAACTTGACGAATAGACATCACGTCACGAATGTCGAACATAGTTCTTACCAATTGCTCTGTTGGAGTGATATCAAAAAAGTCTACTCCCCCACTATTGGTTAAAACCTCCTCAGCCTCGATATAATAGCCTTTAATCAACATTTGGTCTTAGGATATATCTAATGAGTCTGCGTAGGTTTTTTGCGTCTCTATAGGAGAGTGGGATTAATTGTCTACCAGTGTCATCTGTTATGGCAACGTCCACACCTGCACCATTAGCCCATTCCGTTACTTCTAGCAATTTTCCTTCCTCTTGATCATGGAAGTATGCTACCTTAATTTTTTTTGTATGCATTTTCTTTAAATCTTAATAATTGATCTTGTTCGAGTACATACGAGTCGCCTGTTCCCAAGTTGCGAATGTTCTCTTCTTTTTTAATATCCTCTGAACGAGCGTATCCAGCAAAGCGAATGGTGTAGTCATTCTCCACTATAGCGAGGACATACATATCCATCGGCTGAGGGTTTAACTTGACAATCATACGTCCCTTTGGAAGGCGAGTGCTTTTTATGTCTATCGTTAAATTCTTATATACACAATCTGGCTGGCCTGCTGTATCGTCTCCAAAGGATAGGCTAAAGTGGATATTGTGCCACTTGCAGAAGGCGTACTCAGATAGGCATCCGTCAAAGTCAATTTCAAAACCCGACTTGTCTGAGGCAAACTTTTGGTCCACCACATTTTTCTTTCTACTGAAGAAAGATCTTGTAGAGGCTAGTGTCCTTAGGAAGTGTACCTCCGATTCGTTTAATTTTATTATCATGCAGAGAATCCGTTTTGATTATCATTCCCGTCAAGATAAGCTGCAATAACTATTAAACATGAAATAGCTAATGCAAGTAGCAGCCAGTTGTTCATAGTAAAAATTTAATGTTTGGAGGTGAATATGAAGAGGATTTTACTACTTTTCCATAATCATTGTAGATAGGTTTACCATCCTCTAGTTTTGACATATTAGATCTGTGTATCTCATTAAAGATATCCTCTAATTTATCCTGAATGCCATGACGTATTGCAGTTCCAATTAGTACGTATAACATATCACCAATTGCATCAGCAACCTCCACTAAATTACCATCAGCCGCGGCGTCTGCATATTCCTCAAGCTCCTCTAATAAAAGACGGTACTGAAGAACAATCTCGTTGCGATCTAAATTTGTAGTTTCCTTTCTAATAGGTAGATTAAAGGCCGTGTTAAACTCCTCTACCTTATCAATTAAATTTTTCATTGTGTGTTTTTATTTTCTTTTACAAAGATACAAAAGAATTTTGAAAAGTCGATTGAATTATATTAACAAGACTTTGTTATGATCCGCAGTAAAGACAGCCTTCGTCCTCTTCCTCTGTATTTGTAGATACGCGAACAGCCTCCATTTCTACTTGAGCATCTGTCCAATCTGGATGCATATTCTTAATTAGGTGTTTTAAAAAAAGCAAGTTATTTTCCATATTTTTTATCTTCTTCGTATTCGTAATCCATTAGCGTGACAATTACTGGAGTGTAAGTGTCTGTTTCTTCATTATAAGTCATCCATAGCTCTTCGTAGGTAGACGGCAAGGTCGAGTGCTTCTTCATATGCTTCATTTAACCAATCCTTCAAAGTTAAATCTTTTCGGTCAACTGTGGTTCCATATTCTTTCAAACCTTTTTCCTCTCTCTTGCGAAGATCAGATATAACATTTTCTAGTACAGTTGAATATTTTTTTTCTTCTACAAAAGTGTACTTTATCTGACTTAATATTGTCTTACTCTGCTCCATGTGTCTCATAGTGTTTAACGATTATATCCTCAACAAATTGTTTTTTTATCTCATTCCAGTTGCCCCAATTTGTTTCGCTTGAAGATGGATGAGCATCTACTTCATATGCTGTTCCTGCAAAGTTTACAATCTTAGTTAAAACATATGAGTACTTCATATCTAAAATAACTTCACCGTTAAAAGTGTAAACGGTTTGATGCGGCTTCTCAATTGTAATTTCCATAACTTTATTCTTCTATTTTTAATTTATATAATAGTTGCTTGTATGCCTGTTTAGGTTGTTGATACCCACTTTCTTCCATTCTCTCAGTAAAATATTGAACTAACATTCTATCCTTCCAAGAGGTCAAAATTGTATCCTCGAATGTTTTGATTCCATAGAGGACTGTTGCGTGGTTTTTGTTTTTAAACTCGCTCCCGATGCCGCCTAATGTTACAGGGAGTGTTTTATGCATCATCCAGAAAACCAATTGTCTATAGACTACATTTTCTCTCTTTCTGTTTTCTTCACCTGATGCGTTATACACCTTCTTAGCCACATCTTTCATAAGGTCTATATAGTTTCTCATATTAGTACCTATAGCAACATTGTGAATCACATGGCTAAACTTGTCTGCCTCTTCTTTTAAGTGAGGGACATATACAATAAGGTCATGAATAAATCTTTCCTTACGATCATTTGGCACATACTCTAGGATGTCTCCAAAATGAATTTTCTTTTCTTCTTTTTCTGTTGTCATTTTATTATTGATTTATCTTGTTAAACATTTCTTTCACCTGGTCTATTGAGTGATTTTGAATAAAATCCCAGTAGACGAATTTGTATAAATTATGTAGATATTTTTCCTGGTACTTTTTTGTACCATTTGGCTTGGCAATACCAAGCTCTTTACAAGTTCTATTACCTGCGTTGGCTTTGAGTTTTTCATTTACTTCCTTTGGTATTAAATTATTCTTTCGCAAATATCTAACATTTTTCTCACAAAATGCAAATAAAACTTCAATTATTTCAACATATTTTTTATCAACACAGATATAAACAGCCTCTATGTTTTCGTAAAATGCTTCCTTTGAACCAATTAGCTCTCCATCTTTATATGATGTTATTGCCACTTGTCTGAGTCCGTACTGGAAAGTTGGATCAGAATGGTATGTCTTCGTTTCCATAAATCTCATCATTTTTTTGTTCGTAATCATTTATAGGACTAAATCTTTCCTCGCTTCCGATCTCAGTGAAACGCTTACACTTCACATCGTATACAAATCTAACTTCTCCAACTCTTCCCACAAAAGACCACCTGATTTTCTGAATGTGGACCTGTGTCTCTCCAGTTGCGTAATCTCGATAGACCACAAAACCATTGTCACATTTGTTGAAGAAATTCGCACTACCACTAATATCATACAAAGTAGGCACAACATAAGATCCATTTTCTTTTCTAATTTTTGTCGGATGTGCCACAATGAAAACGTGTACTCCATAACGATCTTTGAATCTTTTTACTTTTGTTAATGCCTCTGATATATATTGTGTTTCGCTCATCCCCTTAGGGACCTGATGCTCTACGTAATTCCACGGATCTATTACAAGGCAATTGATTCCGTTTCTCTTTACTAATTCGGCAGCCTTATCGAGAATACCATCTATGGTTACGTCCATCTCATCTATCTTCATGAAGAAGAACATATCCTCAACAAATTCACGGGCCACATCAACTTCTTTCTCAGTCATCTTATTAATCGGATTGTAAGAGAAGAAAGACTTGCCTATAAATAATTCAGCTAATTCTGTAAATAAAATCTCTGTAGGTTGTTTTTCTGGAGAAAACATTGCTATCTTCCACGAGTGCTTTGCAGCGAGTCTAACAATGATATTACTCAGGAATGTAGACTTACCAGCGTTGGGAGTACCTGTAATTATTGTAAACTCTGAACCTCTAAAAGAAATATGTTCATCAAGCATTGGATATCCAGCCTTAAGACCTGTTGGAAAACCGTTGAGATATATATCATTTATCTTATCCTTTACATCATTTACTTTCTCTATTCCTTCTATCGGTATTTGATAAGCCTCAGCTATTACTTTTTGTAACATCTCAGGACCGTATGTGAGAAGTATCTCATTAGCATCCTTACAGCCATCAATTGAATTTACATACCATATTCTCTCTCTTCCAAGTCTCCTTGTCAACTCATCGCGTAGAGAAAGTCCTGCTGAATCATTATCAGTAAAAATGATGATTTTATCCTTGTCAGCAAACTCATCAATACAGTTATCTAAATATTTAAGATTCTGATTACCTTTAGAGGCTCCATTTGGGACGCTTACAACAGGGTAGATTCCGCTTTCGTGCATCGAGAGGCAGTCCATTTCACCTTCAACGATTACACACCATTTATAGCCCTCTAATGAGTTCAAATTGTACATGATCAATTCCGCTCCAGAAACCATTCTGAAATTCTTCTCTGCATCACGGTACTTTACATTGACTAAAAGATCGTTTTTATAGTAATTAAAGCAGATAGCATTTCGTTTCTTCTGAGCTTGAGGGAAGAACTGCTCCTCCTCTGTAACTTTGAATTGGAGCAGAGTGTTATTAGATATGCCTCTTGACTCAAACCAAGAAACAACCTTATCACTTACCTTCTGTAATCGAGAGACAGGTCTTACGTATTCCACTTTCCTCTCATTAACATTTACACTCTTGCCATCTGAGGCAGAGCATGATGGGTAGTGGCACTTGTACACTCCCATCTCCACGTTAACGGATAGACTCTTGTCCTTCTTGTTTGATCTTCCATCTACACAGAACGGGCAATTAACCTTCTGTTGTCCTGAGATGTCCTTGCACTTGATTCCTAGTGCTGTTATTTTTTGGTAGTTGCTCATATTTCTTTAAAAAATCCAGGTTCTGCTTTACTTATTTCTTCTCTTGTTTTTAAATGCATTCCTCCCCACATATCTCTCACCTTAATCTTCCCCTCCTGAATCTTGTATTGATCCTTAAACCAATTGTTCCTCATCTTGCTCTTCCAGTTTAAGACTTTGTTGCCGTAGGTATCACACCAATCATTTCCTGCGTAGTGATGAAAAGCTTTTATTGCAACTTCCTCAGTATATTTATTCTCTTTGAAGAATGCCTTTACTTCTTCTTCAGTTGGCGGCAAAAAACTTTTCTTCTTCGATTTTGCCAATATATTATTTGTATTTGTATTAACTTCTGTATTTGTATTAATACTCTGTCTTTGTATAGGCATACTTTGACCGATGTCGGCAAACGCCGATGTCGGCTTTTCCCCAATGTCGGAGTTTTCTAATATCGGGGTTTCATAAACAATATGATTCCATCCTTTAAAAACCTTAGTTTTTGCATCAATAACCCTTACTGATATTATATACCCTTTATCCTGTAAGTTTTTAAATACACGATCAATAGTCCCTTTAGAGTCAGGGATGTTTTCATGTAATTTTGATTTATATATTGCCCAATCCAAAGGAAGAGATAAAAGATAGACAAGAAGACCTCTCTCCTCTATTGTTAAACTTTTTGACCTAAGAATGTCATTTTTAATCTGAGTAAAATTTATTTCAGATCTTGCTCTTACAATTTGTCCTGTGTTCATAATGTGAGATAAAAATGCCCCGAAGAATGGGGAGGTCGAGGTCTCACACCATTCAACAGGGCTAATATTTTTTGTTTATTTTGCTGGCCTCGACTCCAACGAAACAAAGATAATGAAAATTACGCTGCTCTCCAAATACGAACACCGCCATCCATAGTTCTTGCGGTTAGCTCGTAGTTTCTTTTCTTCTTTTGGTAGAACAATTTAGCTAGGTACTTTGAGGTCTCTCCTTTTACGAAGAAAGAATCTCCTACCTCTAGTTCTGGCAAGATGTATTCAGTCTTGCGTCCTCGTCCACTACTATCTGGAATCGGAATGTTTTTGTCAATGTGTAACATGGTTTTTCTATTATGTGTGTTTTTACTTTTGCAAATGTAATGTCATTCTTACAAATATTCCAAATAAATTTTAATAACAAGTAAACACCGATTTGTTGAAAAGTGTGTAAACGAATATAGATCATTTAAAACATATGCAAGTATATTTGCAAAACAAAATTATATAAAAATGAATATCAAAGGAAGAATCAAATCGGTAGGCAACACCGAACAGAAGAGTGCCAAATTTGCAATTAGAACATTTGTTGTTGAGATTGAGGGTAAGTACCCTGAGCTTATTGAGTTTCAACTTGTAAACAACAATACACTTATTATTGATCCTTTTAAACCAGGTGATGAAGTGGACATTCACTTCAATCTTAAAGGAAGAGAGTATAACGGAAGAGTATACAATTCCTTACAGGCATGGAAGATTGAGGGTGAATCTAAATCAAACAATAATGAAACAGCACCAACAGAAGACGCCCCCCAGACCACAGACCAAAATAAAGACGAAAGCGACCTCCCGTTCTGAGTCGAAAAGAAAGTCCCCCTTATTTAGGGGGATTTTCGTATTTTTGGATAAAATAAAATCTATGTTTTTCAAATCCAAAAAGAAAAAAGAAGAGGAATTAGCTCCACTACCTGTTCTTTGTAGCACATATTGTGTAGTGTGGAATAGCGAAGAAGAAATAGAGAACAATCCAGGCCAAGGTCTTTACACGGATTTTGTACCTATTATATTTGATGT